TAAGGTTTGTTCGTGCCAGTCTGCCGGTCGTTCACGCCGCATTAACTGCGCGGCTGCCACGTAGTGGGCACCCTCCCGTGAATGCACGTATTCGTAGGGAACCTGAATGCAAGCTTCCATTTCCTTACAAGTGGCGACAATGAATGCGCCATCGGTATCGGTTGCCGGTACATAGTGAGTCTGAATGGCTCGCATGAATGGAGCACGGGCCAGCGTTTGTTTCACTTCTTCGTATGAATCTTCCGGCGTGATGAATGGCCGGGTGATGAATGCGCGGTTTACTAAGTTCATGATGCTTGGAAGGTGAATGTTGAACCGTTGGCCTTGATTGATTGGACACGCTCAGCCCGGAAGCTGCGCCATTGATTGAGCTTGACATCCATGATCCTGAACACTGCGGGATCCTTGGTTGGCGTGCCAGTGCCAAGAATCTCTCCTATGTGTTTCGGGTTGGTGGTAAGCTGCCGGATTTCTCCGTTGGACTTAATGAACGTAATGCTCACAAAGGTGCTGTGAGCAGAATCCAGAATGCCACGGATGACTTTAGGGGTGGGTTGCATCAAACCAGCCCCACAAGTGAAAGCCACGATTCGGGAGCGTCGGGTTCGACGATCGAACCATCAGGCGTGGGGCAGCAAGAATCAATTGTCCATTCTTGAAACTCGTCGATCGAGGGGACTGGGATCCACTCACCGTTCCAGCGGAGCTTCAGCACGCCGTCAGGGGTGCCATTGTCGAACTTGGCGATGTCGCCGTTAGTGACGAGCGGACCATCGGTGACTGGGTGGCGCAGCCGTGGCTTGCCATTCAGCAGTGTTTTCTTGAACCGGCAGATTTTCACGCCGGTCTCGGGGTTGCGTTTGCCGCTCCACCACATGGTGGGGGTGACTGGTAGCTGTTCGGGCATTGGTGGTGCTCCTTGTTGACTCCTACAGTAGACCACACATTCCGGCAGGGTGTCAAGCGCTCCAGCTGAAAATCTGAGAATTCTCACATTGTCTCAGCCGCTTGTCTCAACGCCGCTTCTGTAGTAGACAAGGGTGTCCCGAATTCTCACCCATGGAAAGAGACGAAGCCCAGCAGTTCATCCGTACCAGGCTCGACGATGGTTGCATCCGTTCTGAAGTCATCGCAGAACTGACAGAAGCCGGAGTCAGCCGTGCCAGTGCTTACCGCTGGTTTAATGACCTCGCACCGCAGCCTAAGGAACCACAGCACACTGATCTAGTGCTGAATGCACTTAAAGACCAGCTCTACCAAGCCCAAGCAATGGACGACCCAGAGCAGGTCATTAAGGTGGCCAATGCTTACGCTTCCGCACTATCCAAGTTTAAACGCGTCTGATGAGTCACTCTCCTTCTTTCTACTTCAAAGAAAACGGCTGCACCGTTTTGTTGACGGCCCAGCAATACCGCTCGCTACGTGCTGGTTTCGAGCAACGTGCCAGGGCTGGCAACCCTGAGGCTATGCGCCGTTTGAAAGGTTTCGGTCCTGCCCCATAGGCTGAGACTCATGAGACTGATGCTGAGAAATAACGCTCCACCCGCTCCAGGAATCTAGATTCGGCACCTCGCAGTTCGAGTTCACTCAGTTCTCGGATTTGCGGGGCTCCGGTTCGACGTGCCACCACAACCAAGCCACCCACCGGCTGTATGTCGGTGAGACTCTTGAGTCCCAGGCTGTACGCACCAAGCTGATCGATGTAGTTGGTGAGCATGTCTTCGCTGCGTTCTCGTACGCTGGTTTTCCAGTCCACGATGAATGGGCCTTTGCCGTTGATGTCCAGCAGGGCATCACACGTTCCAGCCATACCTGCGCTGTGGTGAATGGAAAACTCGCAGGCATGAATGGCGGTTACGTTGTCTGCGATCCAGCCCCGGAGTCCGCGTGCATAGCCGGAAGCGCTCCAGGGGACTCTAGGTGCCCCTTGAATGGCCCTTTCGATGCCCCAGCGGGTGATAGAGCCCGGACAACGCTCCAGGCCGTCTGCGGAGGTTTTCCAGGCGTTGCGTTTGTTGGCGGTTTGGCGGGCGAGTTTCGCTCCAGTCTTTAGGAGATACTCCGCGTGATTATGCGCCAGCGTGCCCCGCGTTGCCGCCATGTCTCGGTCTTCGTGAGCAGTCGGTCGAGTAAGCCACCGTTCCAGGGCTTGTTGTTGCCATTCGGGTGCTGTTTCTTTGAGAATGTGCGTAACGCTGTGAAAAATGCAGCCAGCGTCATCCCGATAAACGCGGAAAGGGCCAGAGTCATCACGGACCAGGGCAGACTTACGCAGTAAAGCTAGTCTGTTCTGTGCTCCTTTAGCCATGCGTGTCTTAATTGCCTGACCTTAGTGTCAACCAAATGGTAACTACTTACCCATCCTATCTGGTCTCCTACAGTGATACGAACCATGCCGTTTGGTTCGGTTTCAAGTCTTGGATTGGGTGGCTTGAGCATGTAAATACACCTTCCCATACTCACTATAGCCAATAAAAACCCCCAGTGAATGGCTGGGGGATGTTTTAGCCCTTAGTGGGTCACTCCTTGAATGGGTTTCCACCCACCAGTAGGCGGTTTACGTTGAAGCCTTCGGACTGGGCTTTGCTCCACGCACCATCGATTGCCTTTTGGGATGCGGCCTTGCGGGGTGCTGGCAGCAGCTTGTACTCGGTGGAGAGTCCGCTGCCGGTCTTGCTCAACACAAAGTCCCACGCCAGTAGATCGCTGTAGTCCTCGGTTTGAGACACTTGATCCAGCTCTTTGATCAGACTTTTTTGGGTCAGGCTCATCACCTGCACCGAACCAGCCTCAAAGTTGTAGACGGGAACTGCGATGGCAAACTTGACGGGTTCAGGGCCAGTGCCTTCGCGGTTCATGCGGCGGCTGAAGTCCGGTCCCATCTCTTCCTCGATGTCTGTAGGGCTCGGATCATCCGCAAACCTGAATGGGCGGACGCTGCCGTCAGTGGCTTCGCCCCAGCACTCGTAAAACTCCAGTGGTTCATCGTCCAGCAGTGCAAAACGCACGCTGCCGCCTGATTGGATCTTGCTGGGGTTCAGGTAGCCTCCGCCACCGCTGCCTCCAGACACTGCGTCTTTGTTCTTCAGAAATCCCATTGAATGGCTTTGCTGTGGGCGAAATCTGCCCGGTGCTTGCACAACGTAGCACAGTGACGGGGGTTGGCAAGTGCCGTAGAATGAAAAAAGCGCTCCAGGGTGGCTGAAGCCCTGGAGCGTGTCTTAACATTCCTGTAGGAGTCTAGCAGATGGATCTTCCATCCTTTGTACGGTCGCTGCCAAGTTACTTGGCTTGTGCTCCGATCTACGCCAACGGCGTTGAAATGCCCAACGGCGGCACCGCCTGCGGCAAAAACCCTCTAGGTAGGGCGCACCACGAGGACCTCTCGCCCGAAGCTGCGGCGCTTTACATCGAACGGGCACCTGAGACGTACCAAGCGATTGGTGTGTTCACTGGTCCGCGCAGCAAGGGCTTGGTGATCCTTGACGTGGACGCCAACCTCGGCGCTGTGATGAAGAAGTGGGGCAGCACTTTGGAGGGCGCTCCACGGGTGCTGTCACCTAAGAAAGCGGCTGCGAAGTTCCTTTTCTACGTGCCACGGGAGTCTTGGGCTGAGGTGTCTGACATCAGCCTTGCTGCTAGTGGTGAAGGTTGGGAAGTTCTGTGGGGCCGTCAGGGGCTTGTAGGAGGCGCTTACAAGTCTGGAGGTGCATACACACTTGAAGGGGATTTGAACGATGTTCCAGAGGCTCCTGGGTGGCTTGTGGAGCGGATGAAGGAATCCTTCACCCAGAAGAAAAATAAAACCGGCGGTAAAGGGCTCCGCGATGGCCGCTGGGGAACACGCTCCAAGGAAGAACGGCTCGTTATTGCTGAGTCCTGCCTTTCGGTGATTCAGCCGCAGGGACGCGGATCTGAAGATCTGTGGTGGCGCATCGGCGCGATGATCCACTCCGAACTGCCCGGTGAAGAAGGTCTCAACCTCTGGCGGCAGTGGTCGCTCCAGGATGAGGAATACGCCGATGACTGGACTGATGGCAAAGATCCATGCCTTGCTCGTTGGGAAGCCGGTTTCAAGGATCAGGGCGGACTTGGGTTTGGCAGCCTGATCAAGCTGGCTGACCACTACGACCCAGAGAGGGCGCGATTTCAAAGGGACGATTGTGCATCGGTTGTCGAAGAGGTCGAGGCGAAGCCGGTGTTCTATGCCCGTGCGAGTCTTTCCTTTGACGAAGTCATCGCCAAAGCCAAGTCGTACCTCGAACTGGACAACCCGGCGGAGATGAACTTCAACCTCAATAACCTCGCGCTCCAGGCGGGTTATCGGGATCAAGTGGCGCTGGAAAAGCTGATCGTTGACCAGATTCAGTTCGAGGGTGCCAAAGGCGTTATGGATGTGGAGGCGCTCCAGCAGATGAATGAAAAGCGGGATTACTTGATTCCTGATGTGTTGCCGCATCCTTCCGTGGTGCTGATTTATGGCGCTGGTGGCGATGGCAAGTCCATGTCGGCTTGGACTCTTGCGAAACACATTGCGACTGGCTCTCCCTTTGTGGTGCGTGGTAAGCACATGCCGGTCCAGCGGGGGCCGGTGCTGCTGCTGAATGGTGACCAGCCTCTGATCCAGCTCAAAGAGCAGCTGGAAGAGGTTGACTACCCGATGGACTCCAACACCAAGGTGCTGACCGACTGGCAGCTCCAGCGCTACGCACAGTTCATCAAGATGATGGAAAAGATCCAGCCCAAGCTGGTGGTGATTGACTCCCTCATCGGCTGCAGCGGCGGTAGAGCATTTGATGAGAACAAATCCGACTTCGCTACGCCGCTTTACTGGCTCACCAGAAACAACGGTGTGCTGTTCCCTGCTGCGACGATCCTGATCATCCACCACGCCAACAAGCAGGGTGGCTTCAGGGGCACCTCAGCCATTCGTGATGCTGTGGATGAGACGTGGGCGCTCAAGAAGCCCAGCAAAGACGACGTTGAAAAAGGGCTCGCGCCAGCGCACAGCCGCATCATCACTATCGAAAAGTCCAGGGCTGGTAGGTCTGGCACCTCGTTGATCATGCGGCAGGAAGAAGACCTCACCTTCTCTATAGCGGACTTCACACCAGAGATCGATCCAGCAGATACTTCCCCCAGCGGCATCACCGACAGGGTGCTCCAGCGCCTTCGTACGGGCTATCCACGGGCTTTTTACCGCACGGATCTCAACTCTGACCCTGTGGTGGGCGGCAAGGTGGCGGCGATTCAGAAGTCGCTCCAGCGCCTTGTAAAGCGTGGGCTGGTTAAAGAGCAAAAAGAGGAAGGAAGACATGGAAAAAAGACGTACCAGGCTGTCCTTGCGCGTGGAGAGGTTGAGGAGGAGTGTCCACCCAAAGAGAAGCCTTGCACTGGAACGGATCTGAGGGTGGACACAGGCGCTAAAAATACAGAAGTGTCCACCCTTGAGTCCGGTGGGGATGCCAAGGGTGGACACACTGGTGCTGATTTGGGGGTCTGTCCACCCTCAGATCCCTGTCCTGATGCGGATTCTGCCTTGGGTGGACATTCCGGGCAATATCCCCGCGCGAGGGGCGATGGGCGCACCAAGGCGGAATCTGACGCTCTCAGGGACAAAGCTTGGGGGCAGTGGGATGTCTGATAAGCAGTTGATTATGTGCTACCGTACGGGGGCCGCAAGGCCCCTTTAACTACTACTCTGATGGCTCTTAAAACCCCCGATAACGTCTTGGCAGCAGCCGAACAAGTCCAGCTCCGAGACCTGCTGGACTCACCCACCTTTTTGCCATGGATCGTTAGCGCTCTATCTAATGCCCTCAATGTTGCCTATGACCTAGGCAACCTCACTTCCGAAGACGACCAGTTCCTGCAATTCAAACTCAAACAGCTGGTACGAGCCATTCCTTACGAAACCCGTAGGGAGTGCTTCTCAGAAACAGCCCGCATGATCCGCGAACGTAAAGAGGCGAGGAAGTGAACGTACCAGGGTGAGTCTTATGCGTCTCACCGCTTGGACGGTAACCACCCTTTGCTGATCAGCCCTTCTATCGCTTCTTGCTGACCAAGATAGAGACGGAGGAACTTACAGGACAACTCCTGGAGTTCCTTTACGTCGCTGCAGCTCTGGATGTCTCTACGAAACTTCTCGTAGACGAACTCACGCTTGGCTTCCACTGGATCGACTACTGACTACTACTCTATGCTAAAGCGCGTTATTAGCCTCCAGACTGGGTATGGATCGGATAAATCTATGTCCGGGCGAACCACGGTCACTTACTACGAACTGCAGCGGGAGCAGCCGTACCTGGCCATTGTCAGATACACCGCTTATGGGTCGGATGGTCAAGCCATTAGTATCTGTGAGGACATCTACGACGACACTGCTGAAGAGTTTTGCCGGTTGGAAAAGGATGTCAACACTGCTCTAAAGAACGGCATCGATGCCAGCATCATGAGCTTCTACGAACATGAAATCTTTCCGGTGATCTCCATGTTCCTGAATTAGTGTGCTACGGTATTGGAGTAGTTCGGAGGCCAACCATGCCCCAAGCACAACTCATCGCGTTCAGTTACCGGCAGGGCTCTGACCTTGTTCACATTCAGGCCATTGTGGATGATGCCGTTCAGGTGGCTCCGGCCACTCTTTACGATCCACCAGAGTTTGGTTCCGCTGCTTGCGAAACCTTTGTACTTTGGGATGATCCCATCACAGCCAGTAACGCACCAACGCAAGACGACATCGACAAGATGTTGCCTTGGATTGATGACTGGACCGCTATCCCACCGATTTCCTTCGATGACTGACCCCGTCAACAACCCCGCTCACTACAACAGTGGTGACATTGAGTGCATCGACGCTATCAAAGCTGCGATGACCACCGACGAGTTTTTTGGGTACTTGCGTGGCAATACCATGAAGTATCTATGGCGATACCGCCAGAAAGGCGGCTTAGAAGATCTCCGCAAGGCGGAATGGTATCTACGTCGTCTCTGTAGCGAATTTGAATTTGACCCCTTCAACGACCCACTCGCATAGACCATGTCTACACATCCTTTTGATTCCAGCCCCTTCGCTGGGGTAAAGCTCAAAAACGTCCCTCAGCACTTACAGGCTGAGGCGTGTCATTACAACATGCAGGCTGCTGCAAGGTGGGAAAACTACGGCAAGGTTGCCAATGCTGTTGACGCAGCTATGGCTGAGCAAGATCGTGTCTGCAAAGCCTTTGATAGAGAAGGCTGGGACGGCGATGAAGAAGGTTGGTGCTCACCGAGCGGTATTTCCGACTATGACTGGGAGCACGACTACGGCCTTCCGCTTCCTAGCGACCCCGAATGGGAATCTTACAAAGCGCAAAAACGCACTGAACACGGCTGGAAGCTGGACGACAGCGGCTGGTACGCTCCATGCGGCAAGCATGAGACTGAGGTTTCCGGCTTAGCTCCTGAGTACATTCTTTGACCTTCTGATCACCCATGTCTGACTACAAAATCTTGTTTGGGGTCGAGCATCTGAAAGAGATCTCGACCTCGATTTCCCTTGCCTTCGATACGGAAACGCTCCAGCTGCAGCCTGAGGTTGGCAAGTTACGGCTGATCCAGCTTGGCTGTGAATCTCGGCGCATCATCGTTGTCATCGACTGTTTTGAGCTTGATGAAGCCGATTGGGACCAGCTCCGCTTGTTTTTCACTAACGGGGATCGCTTCTGGCTTGCTCACAACGCGGTATTTGACCTGGGTTGGCTGCAGGAACACGGCATCTATGTAAGGGGCAGAGTTGGGTGTTCCATGCTTGCCAGCAAGCTGCTGCACAACGGCACACCTAACGTCAAACACGGCCTCGCCAATGTCGCAAAGCGAGTCCTGAAGATTGACCTGGACAAAGAACAGCAGCGGTCTGATTGGAGCGCACCAGTCTTAAACCGAGACCAGTTGGTCTACGCCGCTAAGGATGTTGAGGTGCTGCTGAAACTTGATATTCGGCTTGATCAGATGCTGCAGACACATCGACTGGCTGGAGCGTATGCGCTGGAATGCAGGGCTTTGCCTGCAATGGCGCAGATGTGGCGCACTGGGCTGCCTTGGAACAAAGTTGCTTTGGAAAACCTAAAGGGCGACTATGAGCACGACATTGAAATGCACAGCAAGGATTTCTTGCTGGAATTGGATGCAGCGCTGCCCAAGGAGCACAAGCTCCCAAGGGAGCCCAAAAACATTAGACGCTTGAAGATGCTTAAAGATCTGGTCACACAAATGGGCCATGACGACGATATGTACGAAAAGTGGTACGCCGAAATTGAAGAAATTGAGAATGCTTCTCAACAGTTTAATTTGCGTGCTAAAGACAGCGGGTCTGTAAGACTCGGGACAAAGGTCAAGGCTGGGTTTAACCTCAATAGTCCAAAGCAGCTGCTGCAGAAGTTCACCGCCTTGCTGGGCGAGGCTCCTGTGGATAGCAAGACCGGCAAGCCCAGTGCATCACGCGCCGCGCTGCAAGAATATGCTGCGGACCATCATGTAATTCAGACCTACCTGGCTTGGAAGAAGTCTGAAAAGCGTAGGCAAATGGTAGAGTCCATTCTTGAAAAGATGACCCCCGATGGTTTTGTACGTGCCAGCTATCTGCAGCTTGGGGCGGAGTCAGGTCGCATGTCCTGCATTAAGCCGAACAATCAGCAGATTCCCCGTGATTCGGAGTTTCGCCAATGCGTTGAGGCTCCTGATGGTTGGATTCTTGTTGACTCGGATTTTGGTCAGATGGAACTGCGACTCGCAGCCGCCATCGCGGAAGATGAACGCATGATCAAAGCGTTCCAGGATGGGGAAGATCTGCACAGCGTCACTGCTGAAGCTATTGGGTGTTCCCGCCAAATTGCAAAGTCCGCAAACTTTGGCCTGCTGTACGGCTCGGGTGCTAAGGGTCTCCGTAATTACGCAGGTGCCTCGGGCATTGTTATGACCACTGAAGAAGCAACTGAAATTCGTAATCAGTGGTTAAGCACGTACCAAGGGGTCAAAGCTTGGCAGGCACAGAACGCGCAGTTGGCTGAAGACAGCAAAGGCGACAAATGGCCTGAAGTCAGGATCCCGCTTTCTGATATGCGTCGATACTTGCCTGGCGATATGAATCGGCTAACAGTGCGCTGTAACACGCCGATCCAAGGTGCTGGTGCGGCCATCCTTAAATGCGCTTTGGGTAACCTCTGGTCGCTTTTGGAAGAGGCTGGTGAAGATGAGGTCAAGTTGGCCGCTTGTGTTCACGATGAAATTTTGCTTCTAGTGCGTGAACCTAAGGCAGATGAATGGGCTGCCCGGCTAAAACAGGTAATGGAGAGCGCAGAAGCCCTGTGGCTTGGGAACGTCCCACCGCTGGCAGAGCCTCAGGTTGGTAAGCGGTGGTCTGAAATTCACTAAAGGAGAAGGCATGGTCAGCATCTATCACACCCCTAACGGGTGGACGTTTTGTCTACTAAAAAAGATGGGTTATTACAGTAGCCTTGCTGAAGTGATGGATGCTGCCTATGCAGCCGAAAACAGGGAGGCAGATCATGCTCACATACCTCAGATACGAGATAAGTCGTGCCACCACTGCCGATCTCCAAAGGGCTGCCCAGTTTCTGGAACGGGCCAGGGAAGTACGCCAGGGCTGTCGTAAGCAGCGTACAAACGCTCGGAAGAACCAGGCTAGTGGATGGAAGAAGCATGTAGACGATTCTATCACTTGGTAACAGAGTGCTAGACTACTCTGTAGCACGGAAGACTTTTATGGCGATACGCCACGGGAATAAAACTTACATGCAGATTCTGCTGGATCCGCATAGAGCTGATTTGTTAGCTAACTTAGCTAAGGAGAAAGGTGTGCGCTCCACTGCGTGGATCCGTGATGCTGTCTATGCCGCGTTGGAAAAAGCGCTGCCTTCCTCGCTCTACCAAGAGGCGTTAGCTAAGGACCAGGCGTCGTGGCGAGAGTCTGTAAGACGCCGCGTGGAGGGAAGAACAAAAAATAAAAAAGATGCTGCGGACGGCTAGCCATACCGGCTAAGTGTGCTACTTTAAGTGCGCCCAACACATTCCACCATGGCCCGTTACGCGCTTTTGTCATCGCGGTCAAAGAAACCCATGTATCTCGCGGCGGCTTACCCAAAATCAGCCAAAGACAATGGCATCAGACTTACAAACAACAAAGAAGATGCCTGCTCCTTTGTAACTGTAGAAAAGGCAGCAGAAACAGCTCGCCTTCTTGAAGACTCCGTTGGCTACCTTCCCACCATTATTGAGGTTCGGGGTTGATGGACGGCTTCACTCAATACATCAACGGGATTGTGCGCTACCCGTTGTTGACCAAGCAGCAAGAAATCATGCTGGCTCGCCAAGTGCAGATTTGGGTAAATGGGCCTGACCCCACACCTAGACAAATTAAGCAAGGGAAAAGGGCATACCACAAGCTCATTAACTGCAATTTGCGCTTGGTTGTTTCTATCGCTAAGCGGTACGTTCCAAGGGCAAGACGTACGGAAATGTTTGATATTGTTCAAGAGGGCAATATCGGACTTGCCCATGGTATTAAGAAGTTTGACCCTGAGCGTGGTTATGCTTTGTCCACTTATGTTTATTGGTGGATTCGACAGGCTATTTCACGTTACCTGACCTACCACGATCGCGTGATTAGATTACCGACCCAGGCCATTGAGGTGCTGGCGAAATTAAGGAGTTGGGTTGTTGAATTTGAGGCCAAAGCCGGAAGAGCACCTTCTATTGAAGAATGCGCTGATTATTGCAAAGTAAAGCCTGCACGGCTGCAGGAATACCTTATTCACAGTAACGACTGCTCTAGTTTGGATGGCGGCAGTTCCTCTGATTTAGAGGGAGATTCGACTGCGCTCATTGACTTGGTAACTAATGGTGACCATGGAATGGAAAACATAGATGATATGTTTAATAGCGAAGTTTTATACAGTTATTTAGACCAGTTATCAGAGATAGATCAAAGAATTGTTATGGACTTTTACGGGTTAAATGGGGCTGCTCCTAAGACCTACATGCAGATCAGCAAGGAATTAGGTATCTGTAGAGAGCGGACCAGGCAGCGCTGCCACAGGGCTCTAAATAGATTAAAGTTCTTGTCCACTCAGTACGGTGTGTTCTGATGGAATGTCCTAGTTGTGGTGCGTCTCTTGTACGCGGAAGTAGAAAAGTCATAAATTCTGCGGTTTCTCATAACGCTGTGCGGACACGGGAGTACCGTTGCTTAGAATGCGACAGCGTCAACTACTCAGTTGAGGTGTTTGTAGACCCCGAACACGTCGAACGGGCCACAGGCAAATACCCCAAGTATCACATTAAGAAAGACGTGCTCATCCCGCTGCTGAAGACACTCCATGGCCTCTGTTGAACTGGTGTGGGCTACGCCAGATGCTGAAAAGCTCGTTGTGCGTATGGCGCGTGTTAGCAATCCAAGTAACGAAGATAACTGGGAAACCGGGCCAAGCCTTCTTCGTTACTTGATCAAGCACAAGCACTGGTCTCCTTTTGAGATGGTCAGTATGTGCGTCAAGATTGACACTGAGAGGGATATTGCCGCGCAGATCCTGCGGCACCGGTCGTTTTCGTTCCAAGAGTTTTCCACCCGTTACAGCAGAACTCAACAGGCAGAAGTACCTTGGTTCAGGCGTCAAGACTACGAAAACAGGCAGAACAGCATTAATGACATCCATCCGTCCCACCAAGAGGATTATCAGGCGCGTGCTGGTCGCATCATGGCTGATGCTTTTCTTTTTTATGAGTCGCTACTCGAATGTGGCGTTGCCAAGGAAACTGCGCGGCGGATCCTACCAATGTGTACTCCTACCTCGATGTATATGACTGGTACACTGCGTAGCTGGATTCATTACATCCAGTTGCGTGCGCATGTGGACACACAACTGGAGCACAGGGAAGTTGCGTTGGCGTGCCAGCGTATATTTAAGTTGAACTTCCCCGTCATTGCAGGCGCGGTTTTCGCGGATGAACAGGCCCACGGTTCCGGTTGAATACACTGGCGGCGGTTTCTACCGCGTATGCACTCGCGGTGGTGGTATGTGCGTAGAAATACACGGCCTTTACCGGGCTCTAAATGTTGCTGAAGCTCTCTACTGCTCCATCCATTCCGATATGCGGGCTTCACGGGCTTCGGTCCAGTAGGTTCTTTCTCTAAACCACTCCTTCCATTCGTGACCTGATTTGTGGCTGTTGCAGGAAAAGCAGCAGCCCACTAAGTTTGCTTTTTCTGTCAGACCCCCTTTCCACTTTGGGATTACGTGGTCAAGTGTGGCATTCTTGCCTAGTGGGTCAGCGCAATAAGCGCAACAGTAGTTCCACTCGGTCAGGATACGGTCACGGAAGCGGATCTTCGCTTTTTTCCGTGGGACGAGTTCGGTCTCGTCAATCTGGTGATCCACTACCACCTCGCGCCATGCAACATCAAGGGTCTTGACTTGCGGCTGCTTGTATGGTAGCGAGTTTAACTATTTCACAATGTAATCTTTGGCCCTGTTGTAGTACCAAATGCGGTCCTGAATACCGTTGTACCCGCCATTCAGCCTGCGGGTGCATTCGTAGATGTCGCCTCGATCACACAGCGCGGCCCAGTTATTCTCTTCGATCCAGCAGATCGCGCAGAGGAATGGGTACTTGTTCGCAACGTAATCAGTGCCCTTCTGCATAATTTGATCATCCCGCAGGCCGTTCTGTTCCATCCACTTGGCAAAACGGCTGAAGTTATATTTGCCGGTGAGCTGGATTACGCCACATCCGCGATACTTGTACCCATCACCAGGGCCATTACCTAAATCGCTGCGGTTATCGTACATGCGCGTGAAGTAGGCGCGGTCGCCAATCTCGGTCATGTACTTGTAGCCCGCTGTCTCGTGACAAGTCTGCGCCACCAGCATCCTGCGCTGGTTCAAGCTTGTCATTCCGGCTACTTTGACAAGTCGATTGAGGTCATTTATAAATGCCTCATCAAACTTGTTCTCTGCCTTGCCTGTAATCAAACTGATCTGCTTGCGCGTGATCAAGTGTTCTGGAGCTTTCTCTGCTACTGGTGTGCTCCAAGTCTCGTACCAAGGCTGGTCACGGTTAAAAATATCCGGTGCGGCCTTCAGGATGGCACGTTCCAGCTCTTCAATCGCTGCGGTCTGATGGCCCTTCTGCCTGTAGTAGCGGAAGAGGCTAATCAGTCGGATCGGTGTCGAGTTCATCGGCCCAAGGTGCGCGAATGTGAAGATGGCCAAGCCGGATAGGTGGCTCGGCCATTGGTGGCTGGGTTTTGTGCCAGTCTTCAATGGCACGATCCAGGCGGGGTTTTAAGGTCGCCTCGAATTTGCGGCGCTGGATTTCACGCTGCATCTCGTCAAAGGCTGAACGAGTGTTGAAGCGCAGCATCCAACGGGTGTCCGGTGGGATCAGACCTTTTTTGAAGGCTTAAGGCTACGGATTGCAGTGAAAAGCAGCTGGATGACGCTGTTGTCCTTGAACTTGCTCATGCCGATCAGCTCAGATGCTGCAGCAATCACGATCCAGAAAGCAGGGTGCGAGAGGATGTGCTCGATGTTCATGAGAAAAAGTAAGCTCTTGATTTGACTCTAGCGATTCCTGTTTTCCAGCACAGTAAGTCTTTCGCCTTGCTCGTTAAGGCGCGAATAAATTTCTTTGCGGTCTGCACGCATGTCCTGATGCAGTTCTTCAAGCTTTCCTGCAATGCTTTCAACCGCCATCGTCAGACGAATGACGGCTTCTCTGGATTCGTTGTTGCGGCGGCTAAAGCCTGATGCAGTAAGTCCAGCAACGCCAATGGAAGCACCCAAGACAGCGGCGTAAATTTCAATCACGGGTGCCCCATCGACCTCACGTTTAGTCTAGGACCAAGGCATCCCAGCAGCTTTTGTTGGTGCGTGCTTCTCGTCGAGTTGTGCTTGGAGCGCAACTTCAACTTCAGCGACCTTTTCGTCGCCAAGTTTGTCTTTGACCCAGCCGACCACCATATCTTCGGTGAGATCGTCGAAGGGGACAAGGCTTTCGGGGCGCTCCAGGCCGATGCTGCCGTAAGCGCCTGCAGAGTAAGTACCGTCCTCTGCATTGACGGTGTAATGGGCGGTATAGACAAAACCGTCAGCAGTTTCCCGCTCCAGGTTTGCGATTTTCCATTGAAAGTTTGTGGTCATGGGTATTTAGTACCTGTTGACAGTGTAGTAGTAAAGCCCCGCCGTGAGACGGGGCGGTTAGCCGAAGCGTAGTAGTGTCAAAGACTTATGGCTCTGGCTACCACCACCGATCCCATAAAGATCCCTGTCGGTAAGGAAGACCGATCCAGACCCAAATGAACGGGAGGGCAAAAGCGATAGCCAGTAGCAGCAATGCTGGCAGCAAATTGTGCATAGAAGTGAAGGGGACTACGAGGCTTTGAGAGCTGCTACTTCGGCCTCAAGGGTTTCAATACGTCCGATGGCTTCCTGCAGCGCAGCGGTCAGCAGCGGCACCAGTTTGGATTGGTCGATGCCTTGGTACTCAGGATTGCCCTCATCGTCTACTGCATCCTTTTCGCCAGTGATGGCTTCAGGAACAATGTCCTGCACCTCGTGAGCAAGGAAACCATCAACTGTCTTGTCAGGATCCGCGATGAAGTTAAAGCGGCTGGGCTTCAGTTGCTGCAGGCGGGTGATGCCGTCAGTGACTGCAGTGACGTTTTCCTTGAGGCGGTAGTCGGAGGAGGTGTTGTATGCCGTCGAAGATGCAGTAACGCTAATATTGCCAACTGATGAACCGTTGTAGTTTATATATGCAATAACACCAGTAGTGGAGGTTCTGTTAAGAACCAATGCTTGTGCAGATGTTCTTGAATGATAAGCAGTTCCTTCTGGAATAAAAGAGTGTCCTACGCTGTTATTTCCGCTGCCTGGACTCGGGTTGGTGCCTCCAACTAAGAGCCTGCCCGTGCTGTCGATTCGCATCCGCTCCGTCGGAGAACTCGCCCCATCCGCAGTAGTGGAGAACACTAGGCGGCATGGCATGTCATTAGCACCAGGGGTGCCGTCTACTTCGGCACTAATCCTTACGCCAGAGGATCCGGCATCTGTTCCATCTGCGCCTGCAAAATCAATAATTCCAAGAGAGTCACCGGACTGAACTACCGTTACACCGCCATTTGAAGTGCTGCGCGACTTGGCGAGCATAAAACGAGGACCGGTTGCATCATTGCTGTTTTGAGTTACTGAGCAGGAAGTAGTATTTCCTCCGGTTCCTGTTCCTTCGATTTGTAAATTTGATTGAATATTTCCACCAACACCACGGCTACTAGACGTACCAACTAAGAGCCTGCCGCTGGAGTCGATGCGGGCGCGTTCTGTTGAGGTGTTTGAAATGGCAGTTTCAAAAATTAGCTGCCCTGCAGTTCCGGCTCCAGCGGCTTCAGCGCCAACTCTCGCAAGATTTACAGCGCCTCTTTTAAAGGTAGCAAAGATCTTT